GCCCAGTTCTTGATAATTATATAAGGGTGTGTAGCTCAGGTGGTAGAGCACTTGACTTTTAATCAAGTTGTCCGGGGTTCGAATCCCCGCACGCTCATTATGCGGATGTGGCGGAATTGGCAGACGCGCTAGATTTAGGTTCTAGTGTCTACGACGTGCAGGTTCAACTCCTGTCATCCGCAGTATTTTTTTGCTCAGCAAAGAAAATTAAAATAAAATGAAAAAAGTTCTTGACAATTACAACAGAACGTAGTAAAATATATTTTGTTGTGAGCGACAAAAACACATAACACTTACGGGGTGTGGCTCAGCTTGGCTAGAGCGCTTGATTTGGGATCAAGAGGTCGCAGGTTCGAATCCTGTCACCCCGACTATAAGCGGGTGTAGTTCAATGGTAGAACTCCAGCCTTCCAAGCTGATCACGTGGGTTCGATTCCCATCACCCGCTTTTTAATTTTATAGAATCCTATAAAATTTGAGTCTGTAGCTCAGTTGGATAGAGCAACGGCCTTCTAAGCCGTGGGTCGGGGGTTCGAATCCCTTCAGGCTCGTTTTTCTATATCTGAATATATTTATATAGAAGTAACACATTATGGTGGGTATAGCGCAGCTGGTTAGCGCGCCAGATTGTGGCTCTGGAGGCCGTGGGTTCGAATCCCATTACCCACCCTGATCATTTTTAAATGATGGGCTATCGCCAAGTGGTAAGGCACAGCACTTTGACTGCTGCATTCGCTGGTTCGAGTCCAGCTAGCCCAGTTCTTGATAATTATATAAGGGTGTGTAGCTCAGGTGGTAGAGCACTTGACTTTTAATCAAGTTGTCCGGGGTTCGAATCCCCGCACGCTCACTTTAAAAAGCACGGTTGCCAAATGGCTAAGTACCGTGCTTTTCTTGTATTTATGCGGCTTTTAAGGGTATGCATATCTAAAAATCATACCCTTAAAAGTAATAGAAAGTATCTAAAGTTTAGGAAAGTATTTGTTCCATGCGTGTTCCATGTTCCACTTTCGTTCCAGAAAATTTATGAAGCAATTTCTTTGCGTTGTTCCATTTTTTGTTCCAAATTTAAAGCATCATTTACAGCGGATATGCTATCTTCCTTTTCTAACATTAAGTGATTGTATACTTCCAGAACGACCTTTTCAGAATCCCCTACAAGCCTTGCAATCATCTTTATGCTAATCTTAGGGAACTGGTAGCATAAGTTTGTACAGTAGTTGTGACGGAAGATGTGGCTTGTTAAATCTTCGATAGGACTTTCACTGACCGCCTGCATTGCTTTTATGATTCTACCCCACATCCTGCGGAAACCAGATTTTGTCATAGGTTTGTAGTCACGATTTATGAATAAGTATTTCCTGCCATTTTTTCTAAGTTGCTTTATGTAACTAGAAATTGCATCGAATACGTTATCTGGTAACGGTAACGTTCTTTCTCCGTTCTGTATGTTTTTTACTGTTTTTTTCTTTGGTATGTTATCTGATATGTCGTGTGATTTGTCGATAGATACTGTATGTGCTTCTAAGTCAAAGTCTGCTTCTGTTAGTGCTAAGGCTTCTCCACACCGCAATCCACAGCCGTAAATGATATAGACATATATTTTATCCATTTCATTAAAAGAAGCCTTAAAAACGGCTTTCTGTTCGTCTGGTGTCAATGGACGTTTTTCTTTCGCTTTGTAACTTATAGATTCAAAGTTGTCAAATATATCTGCAAATGATTGTGCGGAATAAATGCGATCGCAAACAGCAGAGTGCAGGACCTGCTTAAATGTCATAACTATTTGTTGTTGTGTCCGCGGTTTGCCTTTAGCACCGTTCAGAATCAATTGTAAGTGGCTTCGCTGCACATCTTGTAGCTTAATGTATTTAACGCTGTCAAAATGGACGTTAATTACATTGTCGTACATTTTATTTGTATTGTTAGCTCTGTTAGATTCTTTATATAAGACTTTCCATTGTCTGGCATAATCAATAAATAGTATATCAGAGTCAATCATTGCCTGCCGTTGGTCCCTTAGTTGCTCAAACTCCTTTACGATTCTTTCTAAATCTTTTGAGCTTTTCTTGGACCGCAGGTGTTTGTACTTCTTTTTACCATTATCCTTGTATGTACCATCCCACACGTTGGTAGAATAGTAACCGTCTTTACCTTTTTTAAATTTAGCTGTTGCCATTGTATCACTCCTTTTTAATAATTAAAATCACAAAATGGGTACAAAAATAACAGCCATGCAAGAGTGGATTTTTAAAGCGTTGCAAAATAACATAGATATGTTACAATATAAATGAACTTTCTATAATTTAATATTTTATAATCCAACGATGTTATGGAAAAAGGAGTTACCGATTCTTATTAGTCTTCACGGTGGCTCTTTTTTTATACCCTTGCGTGACCGCACTGTTAATGATACAATAATAGTTGGCTAGACTTTATTAAATCAAAAACAGTGTTTTTGGAGACTGTACCACATTCGGGCGTGGTACGGTCTTTTTTTTATTGTTATTTAACTTCCCAAGATTTACCGCAGTCTTGGCAAATTGCCATTTGTTTACTGTTAATATCTGTCTTGGATGATTTCTTTTCTTTGTATTTAGACTTTTTAGGTGTTAATGCCCATAGACCACCAGTAGCAGCAATCATACCTGCACGTCCCAGACTGTTACCTGCACGAGTCACAACACTTTTCTTTCTCACTTCGGCTTTACCTTTAGTTTTAGCGGAATCCTGTACAAACTCATATCCTATATTCAAGCTGTGACACTTAGGACAGTATGGTGCATCCAGATAAAAAATCTTATAAAAATCTTCGGCTTTTTTGCTGTCTACCTTTTTCAAAATCTCATAGTAAGCATCCCTAGACCTGTCTTTATCCGCTTTGATTTTGCTTGCATTAAAACCAAAATTACCGTTAAATTTACGCATTTCATAATCATAAGTTAACTGATTAATAGCATCATTTGTATAATCCAGTTTGACAATAATATCTTCTTTTGGATTCTCTTCTGCCTTATCAAAACGGCATAAATAGAAGCTGTCTTTTGCTACATAAAGTATATGTGTTAATGTAGAAAGAAAACCACTATCTGTATATTTACCTGCTGTGATAATTAAATTACTAGGTTCATTAACAATGCCTTTTTCTATAGCAATCTCAATCGTTTTTTCATCAATTTCATACTGCGGAACTTCATTATCAGCAGTAGAAACAGTAGCTAATTCTTTTAAGATTTCCTCTGTTGGGCATCCACAATTTGGACAAGCAGAAGCTTTTTCAGAGAACTCTTTTCCGCATTCTGTACAAGTTATTAATGCCATGTAACATCCCTCCTTTTATAATGTATAACAAGCAACGTGACAACCACAATCGCAGGCTAGAACCCACTGTTTTATGCGGTTTGTAGGACTTTTTGCATAGTATCATCACAGGCAAATCGCAGGCAAATGACAGGCAAACATCAATCAACTAAGCATTTCCTTTTTTAAAAGTCCAAGAAACCACGGTTTTATGCGGTTTTCAGCACCATGCAAAAACTTTTTAAAATTTGTGATTGACAAATCAACGTTTTTAGTGTATTTTTATTTTCTTTTATATAAATATATAGTATCTAAAGACTATAGTTATATATAACCTATATAGTATTATAATAATTAATATTTATATTTAATTAAAAAGAAAAAATAAAACAAAAAAGAAAAAATTAAAGTCTTTTGAAGCTGACTAATCTTTCAGCATATCCGGTTAACGATGATAATTGATCGAGCGTATATCCCGGATGTTCGATAATCGTTTCATCTGGTATCAAAAGCTCCGCTGCGAATGTGTGAGCTTCAATTTCAGTTTTGTTTGATTGAAACTGTTTACCATAACTGAAAAAATAATAATCTTCATTGTGCATAATACTATGTGCCAATTCATGAGCGACAACAGTATCTTTTAGCTTATCATCCTCGATTCTATCGTTGATATAAATAAATTTCTTATCCCATATTTTCATGTAGCATCCTTGCAGTTCTCCTAAGTCTCCATACTGGATTGTTACGTCAAGGTAACTAGCAAGTAAATATGGATTTCTCGTACCGTATGTTTCAATCAAATCATTTACTGTATTTTTGATTTGATTTTTTCTCATACATAACCCTCCTGTTTATTTTTTTAGCATTGCAAGTGAAATCTCAATCTGTTTTAGTAATAAATCTATCGTATCGTTATTGACAGGTTTACCATCATAACGAACAGGTTTCATTGAGTCACTTCTTAAAAGTTCTTCAAGCTCCCTGTATTTTTGTTTGAGATCGGTGTTATCTTTCTCTTTTTGTTCATCCTCCTTTCCTGTCATGAGGTACTCAACAGACACACCGAAGAAGTCAGCGAGCTTTTGCAATCTCTCAACTTTTGGGGTACTGTTTTTCCATTTTGAAATTGAACCATTAGAAAAACCTAGTTGTTTTTCAAGCTTTCCTTGTGATAATCCTTTTGACTTCCTAAGGCTTTCAATTCGCTCATAAATAGTCATAGAATCTCCTTTCTAAGAAATTACAGAACTTTTTCTGTAAAAATGCTTGACAAACTAGAAAGTTCTCTGTATAGTAAAAGCATAGCACAGAAAACTTTCAGTAAAAACAGAAAGCGATCACAGAAAAAAATCTGTATTTTATGTGGTAATTTAATATTAGAATATTTTCTGCAAAAAGTCAATGGAAATACTGAATATTTTCTAAGAAATAAAGAAAGGAGAGCAAGAAATTGTATATTTATGACAAAATTAAAAAGATTTGCGAAGAAAAAGGTATGTCAATTACCTACGTTGAGAAAAAAGCAGAACTTGGGAATGGTTTAATTTCTAAATGGAATGACAGTGTACCGAGTGTTGCAAATTTGAAAAAGGTAGCAAATATCTTAGAGGTTACCGTTGATGAGTTGATAGGAGAGGAGAGTGAATAGGTGTTAAAAAGAACTAAGAAACTTTTGAAGAAAATAGCAGAAATGCTTTACAAGAATTGCGATAAGTTTGGATTAACCCAACAGGATGAAGAGGTTAAAGAGTTAAAAGAACTTATCGACAAGATAGGAGAGTGAGTAGATGTATATACAGCCATATTACCTTGGTTTGTTCGTAGGAGCTTTTGGAACTGTTGCAGCAGAAATTGCAATTGTACTGATTAGCAACTACAGAGACAAGAAACGCAAACAGAAGATGCAGGAGAGATTCAAGGAAGAAGAGTAAGAAAGGAGCGAGTATGAAATACGATAAGCCAATCATGAGAATGTCAGAACTCGTCAAGATGGGATTTCCAAGGTCATTCCTTGATGAAGCCTATCGGGAAAGAGGACAGGACTTTGCACAAAAAGGTCCTAAGTCCAATTCTCCTATATTTTTCGATACAGAAAGATTTGAAAAATGGAGAGTAAGAAAGCTAACAAATGAGAACCAAGCAATGCAGAAGGAGGGTTTTAAATGAAAATGGGAGCATTCATGATGGGGTGTGGACTGTTAGTCTGCGGATTAGATTTAATGCCATTCTGGTTTATGGGTACTTGCGTAGCCGCAGGACTGGCATTAATCGCACAAGAGCGTGATGGATGGAAATGAAAAAAAGCACCCAGACGTGCAGGTCTAAAGTGCTTAACAAAAAATGCATAACAACAGTATAGCAAGAAAAGGAGATTATGACAATGATTATTACAAAAAAAGAGTTTAAAGATGCAGCAAGAAAAGTAATTATTGAAGCAGTGAAAGAAACTAGAGACCCACGTTTTACAGAAGAGGAAAATAAGGTAGCAGATAAAAAAATTGCAACAGGCATGACAGAGTTTTATAGCAAACTTATTGTAAAACTTTACGGACAAGATAATGAAGAATGGATATACAACAAAGAAGAAGCATTTGATAACGCAAATACAATCTTAAATGAAAGAATGGCGAATAACGATGCTATTGAAACCATTTTTGAAAATTTAGCATATACAGCAAGTGTGCTTAGACTTTTTGCAATGCTTAAAGAAAATGAGCAGGAAGAAACAGTACCAAAAGAATTTGATGTAGAAGAGATTCTTAAAGAAGCAAAGGAGCATGAGTAGTCATGATTGTGACAGGCTATACAGACGAAAATGGGACAGTAATCCCAGAAGAAGATGCAACAGAATATATCTGGAAGCAGGCAAGAAACAACGAAGAGGATAAAACATGGCTATTAGAGTATATGTGGGACGTGTTTACAGGAAATCCAAAATTCAAAAAGGAATTAGAGGAACTAAAAGAAGCTCGTTTTGATGATGTATGCAGTGTGAAAGAAGTCAATGAACAGGGAAATATTAAAGAATGTATTGAAGAATGAGAGGTAAAACATGGCTAAATTATATGAGATTAAAAACGAATTTAATGAACTGCTTTTAATGGCAGATGAGCAAGGGCTATCCCTTGATGATATTAAAGACACTATGGACGGAATCGAATTTGAGTTTGAAGAAAAGGCTGATTCTACCGCAAAGATGATTAAAACACTGATCGCTGATGCGGATTCAGTAAAAGCAGAGAAAGACAGGTTAGCAAAAAGAGAGACAGCATTGAGAAACAGTGCGGACAACTTAAAGAAGTATCTTGAAACAATGATGCTTGAAGTAAAAAAGAAGAAGTTTAAAACAACACTGTTTAGCTTCAATATCCAGAAAAATCCTAAAACTGTAAAGGTAGAAGTTGAGGAATTGTTACCTAAAAAGTATCTGATTAAACAGCCAGACAAGGTTAATAGGAAACAGCTTCTTGATGATTTGAAAGCAGGAGTGCTTGAAGAAAATGAAAATATGAGACTGGTACAGACTGAAAGTTTAAGAATTAGATAGGAGTGTTGGAAGATGGAAAAATTCAGAGATTTAAGAGCAGATGAAATTGATTGCAGAGTTGCAATCGTAAAAGATAGCGGAGTGTCAATCTTACTATATAAAGATGCACGATGTGACATGAATATCCTTGATGAAGCAATTGGTATTACTAACTGGAAAAGACATCATGAGGTAATCAATGGAAATCTTTTCTGCACCGTAGAAGTATGGGACGAAGAAAAGAAAGAGTGGATTTCTAAACAGGATGTAGGTAAAGAATCCTACACAGAAAAAGAAAAAGGACAGGCTTCGGATGCATTTAAGAGAGCTTGTTTCAATCTTGGAATCGGACGAGAACTGTACACAGCACCTTTTATCTGGATTCCAAATAAATACGTCAATATTCAGCAGGGAAGAAACGGAAAACCTACAACAAATGACAGGTTCAAGGTTGAAAAAATTGTAATCGAGAACAAAAAAATTGTAGGATTGTCAATCGTTAACGATACAACACATAAAAGAGTATTCATCTATGATGGCAGAACAGAGGAAGAAAAGAATGGAGACAAAGGCAACAATAAGTAATATATCCATTGATTTTGAATCTGGTAAGCAGGTTATTTCCCTTGTATGTGAAAAAGACATACGAGGGGAATATGAAAGACTGAAAGATAAAGAATGTCGGCTTAAGGTTGTTCAATATCGTGAGGGCAGGTCTTTAGATGCCAATGCATACTTTCATGTACTTGTTGGGAAGATTGCAGAAGTAACGGATAACAGCAAGGTATATATAAAGAACAAACTCATAGCAGAGTACGGACAGCATGAGATTATAAACGGTTCTCTTGTATCACTTCCGTTGGATAACGATATAGAAGTGTACGACCTTGAGTTTTGCCACCTACAACCGACAGCCAGTACAACTACCAATAAGGCAGGTAAGTTGTTCAGAATCAATCTGGTAATGCGTGGGAGTCATACCTACGACACAAAGGAAATGTCTGAACTGATAAAAGGAACTGTTGCAGAAGCAAAAGAGCTTGGAATTGAGACAGCAACACCGCAGGAGATAAAAGAAATGGAAGAAAGGTGGGGACTTAAGATTGAGAAAGAAAAAGTCAATCATCGTTGATGATATGGAACATTGTAAATTATGTGGAAGTCCTTATGTAGAGATACACCACTGTTTACATGGGACAGCAAACAGGAAGAAAGCTGATAAGTATAACTTAGTGATTCCGTTGTGCCACGAACACCATACAGGCGGTAAACAATCCGCACATTTAAATGCCAGATATGACCTTATGTATAAGAAGATGGCACAAAAGGCATTTGAAGAAAAGATAGGCACGAGAGAAGAGTTTATAAAGGAGTTTGGCAAGTCATGGCTGTAACATATACGATTCAAGGCAGACTGGACGGATTAAACGATTATACACGATCATGCAGGACTAACGCATATAAAGGTGCTGACTGCAAGAAAAAGAATCAAAGAATCTGTAAATACAGCATACCGTTATGGTTACGCAAAAAGAAATTGAATTTCCCAGTGATCGTTGAGATTACATGGTATGAAAAAAATAAAAGACGTGATCCAGACAATGTTGCATTTGCTAAGAAATTTGTCTTAGACAGTCTAGTAGAATCTGGAACATTCCCCGGAGACGGACAGAGGTATGTACTAGGATTTATAGACCACTTTAGAGTAGATTCGAAAAATCCAAGGATAGAAATTACTATTCATGAGGATAACGATAAATAAATGTAGGAGGGCAGTGAATGAACATAAATATAAATACAGACTGGGAATGGTATGAAAACACAAATGTATTTAGATTGTTTTACCACTGCCTACTACATACAAATTTAGAGGACAAGCGGTACTGCGGAAAAGAGATAAAGGCAGGACAATTTGTATCTTCGATAACAAGAATCAGTGCAGAGACAAGGTTAACAGAATCGCAGGTCCGAACAGCACTAAAGAAATTAAAGGACACTGGGTACATATCCACAAAAAGCACAAATAAATACACGATATACACAGTAAATGAGTATCAGAAGTACATAGATTGTGGACAAGTTGCAGAAACAACTACCGAGGAAAACACGGTGGTTGAAAATGGAACAAAAATGGAACAAACAGTGGAACGAAAAATGGAACAAACAGACAAAAACGCAAAGAAAAATTGCGAGAAATCAAAAGAAAATTGCGAAAAGTCGAACAAAAAAGCAATCAATGAATGTTTTGAAAAGCTCTGGAAACAGTACCCGAATAAACGTGGTAAAGGGCAGGTATCCGACACAAAGAAAAAGACTCTGTATGAGATAGGAGAAGAAAAAATAGAAAGAGCTTTGAAAAGGTATCTGGATGATTTATCTAAGGACAGTAGTTGGAGAAAACCACAGAACGGTTCGACATTCTTTAACAGCGGTTACGTGGATTATCTGGACGAGAACTACGAGAAACCACCAGAACCGAAGCCACAGCGGAATCCTGCAAGTATCTTAGCCTGTGAAAGAGACTATGATTTTGACAGCTTAGAGATGCAGTTAATGCAGAAACAATTAGAGTAAGGAGTGATGGAAAATGTATCAAATGAGTTTTTTTGGTAATGAAACAGCACTTAGAAGCCATTCCATTACCAAGCAAACCAGAAGAGAATCCCACAAAAAGATTAATAAAGAAGCAATACATATCTTGATTTTAGAACAGCTCGAATACGGAGCAATGACAGCACGAGAGATCGCAACAGTGTTGTATAAGCACAAAAAAGTGTTAGAACCGACAAGGCAGCAGGTACAACCACGGCTAACAGAGTTAGTACAGGACGGACGTATTGAGGTATGCGGTAAACGACACGACAGTTTGACGGACAGAAACGTGGCAATCTACAGAAAGGTGGCTAAAGATGGGGTATAAAAAAATAAGCAAAGCTCTTAAGAGAAAAATCCTTAAAGAAGTGGAAGAAACGAAAGAGGTTACTTCTGTTGCGAAAAAATACGGAGTAGACCCATCAAGCATATTCAAGTGGAAAAAATACGGTATCGAAGCAAAGCGGAGAGAGTACACAAAAGAGTTTCGCAAACAAGTTGTCAAAGAAAAGGTAGTTAAGAAGCTACATGTACAGGAATGTGGAGCAATTTATGGAGTACCGGGTTATCTTGTTAGATTCTGGGAAGATGAATTGGTGGAAGAAGTCAAAGAAGAGATTCGACAAAGCCGATTCAAAAAGAAGCAACATGAACGAAGATTTGTTCACGTAACATCACATTCGGGGTATTGGAAATAAAAACTAAATAAAACTTTTCTGGTTTGATTCTCTGCCTAAGTAACTGTAAATAATGTTTTTTGTATTTTCAGATTTTTCATTTTTTATTAGGCAGAGACTCAAGCCAGAAAAGGCTTGTTGCACAGGATTTTTGTATACCACACGAACAATTAAATAAGAATCCTAGCAACGCATAAGTACAATATAACTCGCTATTGTATAAGTCATGATTTCCCCTGCTATTAACGGCAGGGGAGAGAATGGACAGTAAAGGAGAAAGAAATGCAAATTTATAATATAGAAACGAAAGCAATTATAAGCGGAGAAGAAATAAAAGAATTAGATGATTGTTTTATTTTGACAAGCACTGATGAAAGAAATGATATGCAGACAACTATTAGATGTTTGAAACCAACATGGAACAAAGTAATTTGCAAAGAAACGTGTTTACAGCGTATTACAAGTCAGCTAAATCAACTTACACAAGAAACAGTTATAGCTGTTGAAGAATCAAGTAATAATACAGATGCACTTATATTGAAGATAACATTAAAAGACGTTAGAGTGAAAATTTTATTAGTGTATAGCAAGCAAAATAAAACAGTATACATTGACAATTGGCTTATCAGCAATGGCTATTTAGAAAGAGCCATAGAAGATTATTTAAAAAATAAGGAGAACTAACTATGAAAAAGAAATTATTAGCGATCACATTAAGCACATTGGTTTTGACAGGAATGACAGGCTGTGCATCCTTTAGCCGTGGATGGGTAGACCTTAAATCTGACATGAACAACGGATTAGAAAGGACAATTGTAGTATATACAGCAGACGGACAGAAGATTGCAAGCTACAAGGGGAAGATTGACATTCAAGATAGTGATGGATTCATCAAGTTTGACTATAAGGGCAAGAGATACATCTACTACAACTGTTTTGTAGAGAGTATCGCAGATATTGATTAGAGAGGAGAATGCAAATGCCAAATTGGTGTCGAGGGACTTTAAGAGTCCGAGGAAAAAAGAAAAATGTGATTGAATTTATGTTGAAAGGATTAAAACCTGTTGGTCCTGGGCGTCCATTAGCTTTAAATAAGTTTGAAAATATCGATTCTGATGAAACATACTGGATTGAAAATACTTATAGAGGTTTTGTTTTAGGAGTTGATGAATTTTTCTCTGACTATGAAGATGAAGATATTGTCACTGTAGCACTTGATTCAAAATTTGCATGGGATATTGATCAAGAAGGACTTTTAAAAACATGTATAAAATATTCCGTAGATATGAAGATATATGGATTTGAAAAAGGGATGCATTTTAATCGAAATGTTGAAATTGTAAATGCTGAAATTATAAAAGATGAAGAGATTAATTTTGACGATTACGAATGGGAATGTATTTGCCCGAATATTGGTGGATGATTAGAAGTACAGGAAAAGGAAGTGGAGAAAATGGGAATTAAAAATCTAACAGAAACAGAAGAAAAAGAGTTTTACAGACTTGTTGGGAAGATGAATGGAAAAGAACCAGACAAGAAACAGGATGTAAAGGTAAAGAAACCACAGTATGGTGATACGGTTTATTACATTAATTATATTGGAAGAATCAGAAAAAGGACATGGATTAATGATGAAGACGATCTTGATATGTGGGAATTAGGAAACATCTTTTTCACGGAAGAAGAAGCGAAATTTGCAAGAGAGAAAAGAAAAGTAGAAGTTGAACTTAAGCGGTATGCAAAGGAGCATAATGATGAAAAAACCACTGATAATTGCCATGTTGTAATGAACACAGGAACAAAAGAAATAGATATAAGTTCATATTGGGTATTGCAAGTCGCAGGAGCAACGTGCTTTTCAAACAGAGAAATTGCCAACGATGCAATCGAAGAAGTAGGAAAAGACAGAATCTTGAAATACATCTTCGGGGTAGAAAGTGAGGGAGAGGAATGAAATTAGAAGAAGCTATTAAGCACGCAAAAGATGTTGCAACAAAGAAATATAGACAGGCTATGTTGCATCGTGCAAATGCAGAAGATGAAAAACTTGATAGGTGTATTGAATGCATGAAAGAACATGAACAGCTTGCAGAGTGGTTGGAAGAACTGAAAGAGTTGAGAGAATACAAGAAAAAGATGAAAGCACAGTTTCTTGATGATATTGAGAATCCGTTGGAACCAATTAAGCTAAGTAGTGCGTTAGAATCAGAGATATTTAAGTATGAGTATAGGGCAGAACATGATCCGCAAAAGATTAGTCCTTTAGATTATACAATCATATATGCATTAAAACATTGTTTAGAAGAACAACTGAAAGAGGTGGAATAAGATGAACATTGGAAAAGCGTTTGCAGTATTTCAACAAATAGAGTCTAAAAAATATACAAAAGATGAAAAGTACGAAGCGATACATGATGTAATAAATGCTGCGACAATAAACAGTATCACAAAAAAGCAGGTGTTAAATGTAGTGTCATGGTTGTTCAATAAGCAACAAAAATATAGATGGCACGACTTAAGAAAGAATCCTACTGATCTGCCAGATGTTCCTCATCCTGAAAGAACGTGGTTTGAGGTTGTTCAGGAAGATAACGAAGACTGCATACCACGAGCAACAATGCAGTATGATGACGAATACGGATTCGGATTTTATCAAGAAATTTATGCCGCACGAAGTTTTGGCTATGTAGATACAGAGTTTAAAACAGTAGAAGAGTTAAATCTAGCACCGGTCGTAGCATGGAAAGCAATAGAAGGGTTTGAAAGTGAAACGGAGTGATAAATAATGATAGGAGATATATTAAAGGATACAAGAGCCATATATGGTTATAAAGCAGTTGAAATGAGTAAATTGCTTGGAATCTCACAAAGTTATCTTTCAGAGATTGAGAACAATAAGAAACAGCCACCGTTAGAACTTCTTAAAAAGTATTCTAAAATCTATGGAATGAAGTTATCATCGTTGATCTTAATATCTGAAAATTATGACGATGCAAAAGAGGCTAATAAGAGTGATAAATTTATAAGGAGAATGATGATAAAACTTATTAGAAAGATGACTCCAGAGATCGTTGATGAAAGTGAGGAAGAAAATGAAGATTAATACAAAAACACCAAGTATTAAAACATACACATTAAGTCATTTCAAAATCGGAGATGTTTGTATGGGTGCAAAAAATGAACATTATTATCTTGTGGTTAAATCAGAAAAAGAAAAGAAACAGCTTGTTGATTTAACAGAAAACGAGATTATAAGAGATGCAGGATACATGAGATTTATACCTGCGACAGCAGAACTTAATATCAAGGATGTGGGGTAAAAATTATGAAAAAAATATTATTTATTGTGTTTTCGATAGCAATAATGAGTTGCATGTTGGTAGGTTGCGAGGAGAAAGAAAGTAATACATATAAGGATGAAAGTGATACACAGCAGAGTGCAGCGTTAGTTGATATTAACAACATCTTATCTTATGACAACTCGACAAGGATTGTTTATTGGTATTTTAAAGATGGAGCAGGCAGAACAAGTACAGGGTTTATGTCCCCATACATTAGCAAAGACGGTAGATATTGCAGATATGAAAAAGGAAAGATCGTGCCGATTGAAAGGAGAGAATAATGCCGGTAGCAAGATGCAAATATTGTAATAGCTTGTTATTCAATGAAGATGTTGGAAGAGAGTATATACAAATAAATTCAGATATGAAAATACAAAGCAAATTCATTTGTCTTAAATGTGAAATGGAGTTAAGAAAAGAAGATTTCTTTGAGCCGTACATAAGCATGATGAAGTAAAGGAGAAAGAACAATGAAAATAGTTGACATCAATACATTAAAAGGTTCAGACAGGCACGGCAGTTGTATAGAGTGTGAAAAGGATTTTGCAGAAGATAAAGGAATGAAAAGAATCGTTTTCGGTACAGATCAGAAGCGTACCATCTTCTTATGTGACAAATGTTACCATGATTTATTAAAAGAGATGACAAAGAAAAGATTAAAAGAAATGGGGGTTGAAATATGCAGAAAATAACAAAATGTCCATACTGCGGCAGTGATCATGGAATGTTTGTAAAGTTTAAAGCTAATGGAACTGACACATATAGCTTTAATGGAAAAATGGAAAACAGTGAAGTCACGGATTACTTTAGTTATAACAAAACAATGAGATGCGTGGAATGTAGCAAACGTATTATGAGCTATGAAGAATATGAACGTGATTATCTTGTTGAAGATTAGAAGCACAATGAAGTAAAGGAGTATCAATGGACTTAGAACAAAAAGCAATAGAAAGAATCAAAACAGCATCAGAAATGAGTCTTGAGTATTACAAACAACCACTTATCTGTACATACAGCGGTGGTAAGGATTCAGATGTATTATTAGAGCTATTCAAACGTTCTGGAGTTCCTTTTGAAGTACAGCACAGTCACACCACAGCGGATGCACCACAAACAGTGTGGCACGTCCGTGACAATTTCAAGAAATTGGAAGAGGGGGGGATAAAGTGTAGTATTAACTATCCAAGGAAGCCAGACGGAACCAGAATAACAATGTGGAATCTCATTCCTAAGAAACTTATGCCACCTACACGGCTAGTAAGATATTGTTGCCAAGAGCTTAAGGAAAACAATGCCAATGGAAGATATATTGCAACAGGTGTTAGATGGGACGAAAGCACAAAAAGAAAAAATATGTGGGATGAGTTCGAAAGAATCGGAAGTAGTAAAAAGACAGCAGAAAAATTCAATACAGTAATGCTTAGCAATGATAATGATTCCAAAAGAAGAATCACGGAATTGTGCATGCAGAAAGCAAAAATGACCGTAAATCCTATTGTTGACTGGAAAGAGAAAGATATATGGAATTACATAGATCAAGAACATATATGCACTAATGAACTGTACCAATGCGGATATAAAAGAGTTGGATGCATCGGTTGCCCAATGGCAGGCAGAAAAGGAAGATTAAAGGAATTTTACGATTTTCCAACATTCAAACTAAATTATATCAGAGCATTTGACAGGATGTTAGAAGCAAGAAAAGCAAAGAATCTTCCTACACAGTGGGAATCTGGAGAAGAAGTATTCCTGTGGTGGATAGAAGATAAGAATGTTGCAGGGCAAAGAGAATTTAAGGTAGCAGAAAACGGACAACTTATGTGGTAAAGGAGAAAGAATATGATTTCAAGAAAAACAACAACAGATTTCTTAAGCAAGCTTCTTTGTAAAGAGAAGTTAATAGGAATCGGAAAACACTATGCACGAGAAGTCACTGCAGATTACGGCACAGGTAAAGCAAAAAGAGTTGACTTTATGCAATTTGTACCAGATGGACAGTGTAGTGTATCAGCTTTAGAAAAAGGCATTTTCGTTTGTTATGAAATTAAAAGTTGCAAAGAAGATGTTTACAGCGGAAACGGACTTAATTTTTTAGGAGAGAAAAACTATATTGTTACAACGTTAGAGTGCGGCAAAGAGTTATTGACAGATATTAGGTCTGGAAAGTTAAAGAAATACATACAAGAGCATTATCCAGATTCATCTACAAACTTTGGAATAATGGTAGCTGTCAGAGGTGCAAAAGATGGATTTTATGATGGAGAAATAACAGTAGACAGTGATGTTAATAAATGGTATTTAAAGACAATTGCTAATTGCAGAACAGGGTTAAGAAGAAAAAGCATAGTAGAACTGTTGTTTTGTATGTTAAGAGCGAAAGGAGATTGACATGGACGTTATCAAACAAATAGATTACATGATCGCTTGCCTAGAGATGGCAAAAGAAGAATATCAGTATGAGAAAAGTTATGAAACAAAGAAAAAAGCAAGAGAGGACAACGACTGGAACTGGTACGACAGAAACAGGACACCGAAAAAGACGCTAATTAAAGAAAATCTTAGAAATGTTGGGAGAACAGGATTCAAGCTTGCGAAAGATTTAGAGGTGGGAGAATGAAAATATATTCAAATCGAGCTGATAAAAATGTGGACTGTATTAGAACAAGCATGAGAACAGAAAAACACAATAGTTTGCACGTAACATTAAATTTTAGGAGAACTGTTGGTGGACCAGTTACCATGGAAGAAGAAACAGGCAGTGAAGTGAGAATAAACTTTACTGATACTTGCGAACTTGACAATTTTATTATGGCACTGACACAGCTAAAGGAAATGACAAAGGGTTACTATGGAAAATGGGAGATTGAAAAAGGTAAAGGAGAACGACTATGACAATAGCACAGCAGGTAGCACACGACTTTTTAGAAAGCATAGAAAAGATGATTACGGCAAATGAACTAGATGTTGGAGCATTGGATACGAAAGTTTCTTATCAATCTTGCGAAGAAGCAATGATGAGCGTGACTGATACAAAAACAGGTTCTATTATTGCAACAATGAGATTGAATGTAAATACAAACAAATTAAAAAGAGAAATGCAGGAAAAAGAATTAGAAAATTATTGCCGTAAAAGAGTGTGCCCTATTTGCATTTTTAAAGGGCAACAACCGTGCATAGCGAGAAAAATTAGTTATGGAAGAGCTACTTGTAAAGAGGTAGAGGAAAGCTATAGAAAGATGGTGGAGAATAAAAAATGACAAGAGAAGATATAATCACTAATTTAAGATATTGGTGTAACAATATTGATAAAACATGTGAAGAATGCAAAATGCATGATATATGTGTCGTTCGTGATCACGTGCAGACATTTGATTCTATGGACGATAAAAAGTTACAAGAATATTATGAATTGATGTATGGAAGTGAAGTGAAGGTAGAGAAAATGGAAAAGGTAAAAGTTTTAAAAAAAGCAACAAAAATATATTATCCAGATGCAATGAAAGATGTGTTACCACTTAAAGAGTTTGTGAAAAACATTACAGATAAAGGATATAAGGTTGAATTAACAAAAGATAATGTTGTCAGTGATACCGCAGTGAATATCTATAAAGAAGTGGAGATAAAAGAATGATACTAAAAATCTTACTTGTTATCATTGGTGTTTTCTTAGGACTGGTAGGCAGTGGCTTTTGCCAGTCCGCTAAAGCAAGAGATACGATCACAATGACGTTAGAAGATTATGAACACATCGGTGCTGTATTTAACAGTCTGCCGATAAGAGAACGACATAAGAACTTAAAAAAGCAGGATGTGGTGTTATATAGATGCCCTAAGTGCGGTAACTACATAAAGGAATGGACAGAAGTTTGTGAGTGTGGGAATCAGTTAGACTGGGGAGAAAGTGAGGACTTAAGTGTTAATAATGACAAAAGATAGAGAGATTATAAATCTTGATAATGTTCTTGAAATTCGGGCAAGTGAAAAAAATGTAGAATGTGAGTTAATGAATGGATTTATTTACATAATACAATCATTCAAAACACATAAAAAAGCAGAAGATGCATTAGACAAGATACTTAGCCAATATGACAGAGGACAAAGGGTTATCAAGTTATAAAGGAGTGTTATAAATGAACGGTAAAGAATATCAAGTAAAGGCAATGCGAACTAATGACGGATTAGGAACAGAAAGAATAATGAATATGGCTGATAATTTAGAACAGGGAGTAGAGGACAACGTACCAGACACAGGGATTGACTTGGGTGGAATTATTAACGGCTTATTCGGATTATCTGGAGAAGTTGGAGAACTTACTGATATGGTTAAAAAATGGATATTCCATGAAAGTAATTTTGACGAGGAACACGCAAAAAAAGAACTTGGGGATGTAATGTGGTATGTTGCTATGATTTGTGAATCATTTAATTGGTCGTTGGATGAAATTATGCAAATGAACATTGAAAAATTAGAGAAACGTTATCCAGATGGATTTGACGTTATCAAAGCAAATAACAGAAGTCCAGAAGATGTATAAAGTGGGGGCGTTATTATGAGAGGGAAAGATAATCCGTGTTATGGGTGCACAGAAGCCACAGGAAGAACTTATAATTGCCATACCCTATGTGACGGCTATAAACAGTTTCAAGACGATTGCAAGGAAGAGAAGAACGTTATCAAAAGGAAAAATCCTTATTATAAGTCGTTATCAAAAGAAAAATTTATGAAAAGAAATGCTTTAAACAGGAACAGGAGGGGAAGAAAGTGATTAGTACAGCTAAAGCAATAAAGAAAACCAGAGAAGCACAAGGAATGACACAAAAAGAACTTGCTGAAAGATGCGGTTATACAGTCACTGATATTAAAGCATATGAACTTGGGGAAAAAGAACCAAAACACATTAATCTTATGACTATAGCAGGAGCATTGGGCGTTACGATGTATGAGATGTTTGAAAGAATGGAAGAGATTGAAGAACCAGAGAATCTAAATCTTGATGTTATCAGAAACGCACTAAGTGCCCATAAAGCTATTGTAGAAACACCATTGGACAAAATAACAGTGATGGCATTTGAAGAGCTTATACAGTACAAGGAAACAGAATTAACACCCAATCAAATCAATGGGATGAAAAAAAGACAAGAAAAAATTGATCTCATGGCAATTGAATATGATAATATTTGCGAGAAATACGACAAACTATACGGAAAGGAGCAAATGTGATGTATCGGCAAGAAAAAGAAACACGATTAGATATTGATGATGTCAGAAATGCATTAGAAGCTTATGAAGCTAATATTGTAACACCGTTGGACCGTGTTATAGTGAAAGCATTAAAAGAGCTTATAGAGTACAAAGATATAGGACTAATACCGCAGGCAATAAAAGATATGGATAAGATGTATTTAGAAAAGTGCCAACAGGTTAACAGGCTAACGTGTACCTGCGAAATGTACGAAAGGATGGCTAAAAAGTGAGCAATATATTATTTATAGTGATGTATGGTATTGCAGAAACATCACTGGTACTATGTGGAGCAACAACGGCTATATATTTATTAATTTTTTGTGTTGATCTGGTAGTAAATCGTACATTACAGGAATTTAAAAATGATAAAAATACACAAAAAGTTTTAAAAATTGCAATGTTATCATCTTATGTATGTGTGTTATCAACTGTATTTTGTGCGATAATTGCAGGATTTAAAGGAGTTTAAAATGAATAAACAGTAACTTTAGAAGTTTGGGCACGATCATTTGGCTAGGTCGTGCTTTTTTCATATCAATGATAATAAAGATGGCAATTATTTGCCATCCGTCTTTGGTTTTTTATTGAATTTTTCCCATCGTTCTGGATACACTTCTTGAAACCATTCAAGAAAATCTCCAAACAGAGCGTTTTCTGCTTCTTTTCTTACTGCGGCTGCATCTTCTATATTATAGTATCTTCCTAAATGGTATGTTTTGCCTTTAAATACTATTGTAGCAGCCCATTTTCGCCGATTTTTGTCCCAACTAACACCACGAACTCCAGATGTGTTATTCCGTAGCATTTTTCTAGGTTTGATTGATATAATGGATGTATTTTCTATATATCCTTGTTCACATGTCTTCGCTGCCTTTTTGAGGTTTTCTCTGGCGCTTCTTTGATGTGAGCAACCACAAGACATTTGTTTGTAAAACAGTCCGGCAGGAACTAGGTAGTGCTTTCCGCAAGAACATTCACATTCCCATTTATACCGATTTCCAACTCTTATTTGCTTAATTGCTTTACAACCATAATCGTTAATTTTACCAGTGAGGTCAAATGGTTTATAGTAATTAGCTTCGGCAAAACATCCGCAAGATTGAGTTCGACCAGATATTAGAGCATCATATCTTACAGTTTTTGTATTTCCACATTCACATTTGCAAATGGCATAAACTCTTCCTTTTTTTCTATAAGCATCTAGGATAGTTAATTTTCCCCACTTTTCTCCATTAAATTCATTTGTATATCGTGGTGCGTTTTTACATTCTTCTGAACAATATTTTGCTCCTGGAGCACCGTCAAAAGTTTTTCCACATACAACACATTCTCTAAAAGCCATAAATAAACACCTCTTTCTGTAATGAATTATACATATTATATTACTAATGTACAAGAAAATTTCAGCAAAGGACCAGAGCTTTTCTGGTCCTTAATGTTATCTATATGAAAAGTTGTGATCTAAAATTTCTATGTTGTAGTTTCCGGTTGTACCGCTTACCTGCTGATGCGTGATGATGTAGTTAGCTGTGATACCTGCAGTAATGATTGCTGTTAAGATGATAGATAATAATATTTTTTTCATGATACATTCTCCTATGCGTTTAAATATAATTTTTTTAATGATTCATTATCTGGATAATCAAGATCAAGCCATTTGTCAAAAGCTTCTGGATTTCTCTTTTCCAGTTCATCAATAATCCAACCACGGACCATGGACAATTCAAGACTAATTGGTATATCTTCAGTCATGTCAAATTCCTTTATAAGTTGCTCGGTTGATAATCTACTTAGCATTGTTCTTGCGTTCTTTTCTGCGTTCTTAGTCATATTTCCCAACTTTCTACCCTCGTAACCTCCGGGGTGGGTGGTGTATGTTATGCATTGATAAGTTGCTCCCAGTTAGGGTGTTCCTTATCGAATTTTTCTAGCTCTTTTTCTCTTTCGCCATAGGCTTCGAGTTCTAAAGCTTCGATTTCTTCCAAGCTAAAACCAAGCTTAGAAAGATTATCAGCTAGTTCATCACAAAGTAAAGAAGCTTCTAAATCTTGACGGTAAATGAAAATTTTTACCGCATTTTTATAACCTCGGATTGCTGAATTTTTAGCAACCTCTTCTTTAAATTTTTTGTCGATTTTTCTACCTCTGTAATAATCCATGATTTTCAACCTCCTAAATTCTTTCTAAAATTTTCTTACAAGCTTCTACATATCCGTCTGGAAGTGTTTCAGTGTTCATCTTCCCAGCGTTTGCTCTCCATTCGAGATATTTTTTAACTTCTTCTTTTTCTTCTTTCAGTTCGAAAATGAACTCTTCATAAGAAACGAAGTCCTCATTTTCAACTAACTTTTCAATTTCTTTTCTTAACTCTTTCATCTTATTATCTCCTTTTCTGATTGCTTTGTTCTCTTAATTTACTTTTATTATATCACTTTAAAAAGTTATGTCAATAGAAAATGTCACTTTTTATGATAATATTTCTCTTGACGTGAAAAGGGTACATAATATATAATGTAGTAAATAGGAGGTAATGAAAAATGTTAAAATACAAAATTGATGTATATGATGCACTGAAAAGAAAAGGATTTACTACATATAAGGCTAAAACTACTAATTTACTTAGTCAAAACACGTTAAACAAGATAAAAAACGAGGATACAGCTATAACGCTAAAGGCTTTAAATGCTGTATGTAACATCTTAGAAATGCAACCGGGTCAGCTATTGGAATATGTAAGAGATGAAGAGGACGAAAAAAAATTAAAAGAATTATAAATATCACTTTACAAAGGGATAAAGATGTGGTAAGATAAAGACAGTTAAAGGAGATAAGCAAAAAGAAAAGGAGATATGAGTTATGAAAAAATTAAACACAGAAGAAATCAAAAAAGAATTATTAAACGAGGAAATGAGCTTCACAGATTTAGATAACTTCATGATGGAATCTGGATACTACAGTGTATTTGATGATGGAGTAACAGCAGACATCAAGCAGGACGGAAATGTCGTGTATACAGCTACAGACTCTAACGAGTGCGAAGTACAGATTTTCTTCGAGATCACAATAGATAATGGAGAGGACGAAGCGGAAGAAGCTTTCTACTTAAAAGTGATAGATGTGCAGGAGTTCTAATATGAGAACAAAATGGTTAGAAATGCAGGGCAAGACAGTAAACGGATTCAAAATATTGGAAGTTTACAGAGAAAACAAAAGAACGATAGTAAAAGTTGTCTGCCCTGCCTGCGGTAAAATATACACAACACGAGCTGAAACCATAAAAAACGGAAAAGATTGCGGATGCACTACCAGAATAAAGATGAACGACTTGACAGGAAAGAAATTCGGTAGGCTAACAGCAATAGAGCCAACAGAAAGAAAAGCATCAAACGATTCTATTATTTGGAAATGCATATGCGATTGTGGGAAAATAAGCTTTGTTAATAGCGGAAGTTTGACAAGCGGCAGGATAAAAAGTTGCGGATGCCTAAGAAAACCGCACGAGATAAAACAAGGGAAAAGGATGGCAGCAGAAACAAAGAAACAGTGCATTGACGGAACGAGTATAAGAAGTCTGACGATGAAGAAACCAAAGACGAACACTTCTGGAATAAAAGGGGTGTCTTGGGATAAAAGCAGAAATAAATGGGTGGCACAGATACAATTTAAGGGTAAGAATTATTACTTGGGCAGATACGCAAATAAAGAAGATGCAAGAGAAGCGAGAGAAAAGGCAGAAAAAGAAATGTTCGGGAAATTTTTAGAAGAGCATAAAGAGTATGTAAAGGATAAAAAGGATAAGAAAAACTGAAAGCTAATAAAAAATATGGAAAGATGGTAAAAGAATTAAATAAAAAGAGTGTTAACAAAGACACTTTCCACCATGGTATAATTATCTTAGATAATAACCATAGTCGGGAGGTGTCTTTTTTGATTAATAACAAACTAAAGAATTGCTGTAACGATTGCGTGTACTGCGAGATCGTGACAGAGACAAAGAGAAGAGCAATCCCAGAGAACAAAACAGAAGTGGTACTGGTAAACATAAAGTGTAGTCATATGTGTGTATGCAGTAAGTACAAGAAAGAGGTGCAGGATGGAAGATAAAAGCCTGTGCTGTGCAGGATGCAAGAACACACTATCTGACAGAGGGATTATGTACTGCACTAAGGATAACGGCAAGAGATTGATAAGAGACAGATATTTGACTGTATGTGATGATTACAAGACAGCAGGACCGACAACAAAGGTGTATGCAAATGAAAGGACGTGAGACAATGGGAGCAGGTGGCAGACCGCCTAAATACAAGAGTGTCAAAACGATGCAAAAAAAGATAGATGAGTACTTTAAACTATGTGAGGGCGAAGTATTAAAAGAAGATGGTAAGATAGTAAGAAATAAAAGCGGCTATCCTATTATGATTAACAGGAAACCTCCAACAATTACCGGATTGGCTTTGCATCTTGGTTTTACATCTAGAGCGGATTTGTTGTATTACCAAAATGAAAAACAAGAGTTTCTTGACACAATCACACGGGCGAAAAGCAGAGTGGAAGAGTATGCAGAGGGCAGATTGTACGACAAAGAGGGAAGTTCTGGGGCACAATTTAACCTAAGAAACAACTTTAAGCACTGGGATGCAGACAAGAAGCAGGAAGATAACAAAACAGAGGGAATCACGATCGTGAACAACATTCCTAGAGAGTAAAGGAGCGGTTACATGGTTAATCTAACAGATGTGATTGCTCCATCTTTTTATAAGGTGCATTGGGATATTCAAGACAGCAAGCACACCTATTATGATTTGTACGGTGGTCGTGGTTCTTGTAAGTCCTCGTTTGTGTCTGTAGAGATTGTACTTGGTATGATGCAGGACGAAACAAACGGAGAATTTACAAATGCGGCAGTATATCGAAAGGTAAAAGATACTTGCAGATCATCAGTATTTGAACAGATAGAATGGGCAATAGATGCGTTAGGTGTTTCTGATCTGTGGGAATCGTCTGTAAGTCCTATGCAGCACACATACAAGCCGACAGGACAAAAGATACTGTATAGAGGTCTTGACAAAGCAAAAAAATCAAAGTCTGTAAAAGTGTCTAAAGGATACATAAAATATTTGTGGTTTGAGGAATTGGATGAGTTTGCAGGAATTGAAGAAATCCGAACAGTACAGCAATCTATATTGCGTGGTGGTCCTAAGTTTGTTGTATTTAAGACATTTAACCCACCAATCAGTGTAAATAATTGGGCAAATAAGTATGTAGCAGAAGCAAGAGAGGACAGCTATAGGCATAAGAGCAATTATACAACGGTTCCTGCGGAGTGGTTAGGACCTCAGTTCTATGTCGATGCAGACTACTTAAAAGAAACGAATGAACGTGCATACAAGCATGAGTATTTGGGAATCCCTGTAGGACTGGGAACAAATATCTTTGAGCTTCTGGAAATCCGCACGATCACGGACGAAGAAATAGCAAGGCAGGAAAAAATATACCAAGGGCAGGACTGGGGATACTATCCAGACCCGAAAGCTTTTGTCAGATGTGCATATATGCCTGCATCACAAAAAATCTTGTGCATAGACGAGTTGGGCGGTCAAAAAATCCGCAACACTGCAATGTCACAGATGATTATAGGTAAGGGATACAACGACTATAGTATTAGTTGTGGAGCTGACGAGATAGAAAGCATCTTAGACTTTAGAGATGCAGGACTTGTGGCAAACAAAACAAACGTATATCCGGGTAGTCGTAAATACTCTTATGAATGGTTGCAGTGCAGGACATTAGTCATAGACCCTGCGAGAACTCCACGGCTGTATGAAGAGGTAATAAGCTACGAGCATGAAGTAGATGAAAACGGAGAAATCAAGGCAGATTATCCAGACGGCAACGACCATTTTATTGATGCATTAAGGTATGCGACAAGTCCAATGAGCATGAGACGTGGAGAAAGTGCATAAAGGAGATAGAAACAATGATGATAAATCTAAAAGATGTAACTTGTATACAAATTGGAAATGTAATGTTAGGCATCAAGGATATAGAAAAAATATCTATCCATGATGGTGGGGTTTGGCTTACGATTAATAGTGATTTGATACAAGGAGATATAGAAACAAAAATCGGAAACGTTAAACTGATAGCGGTGGAATAGATGGGTATATTTAGCAGAATGAAAGAGATATTAAGTAACCTTTTTAGACAAAGGGCAAGAGACGAATTTAAGATTGATACTGTTACCAGTCCAGAGATGCAGAGAGCCATTGAAAAATGTGCATACATCTATAAAGGCAGTCCGTACTGGTTAGACAAGGACGAACATATCAAGACTATCAACTTTGCAAAAGCGGTGTGTTCGGAGACAGCACGCCTTGCTACACTTGCGATAGGCATAGAGATAGATGGTAGTGCAAGAGCGGATTGGCTGCAGGAGCAGATAGACAAGGAACTAGAACAGGTACGACATCATGTAGAATATGGCTGTGCATACGGTACAGTAGTATTAAAGCCTAACGGCTCAAGTGTGGACTTGATCACGCCAGAAAACTTTATTGTAACAGACGAAAGCAATGGAGAGGTTCAAGGGATTGTATTTGTGCATCGTGAAATCTCAAGTGATGGTAAGACGTATTACACGAAGCTAGAGTATCATAGGTACATCGAGGACGTGTATCAGATCACAAATCGTTGCTACGCTTCTAAGGATGCAAACGATACAGGAAAGCCAATTGACATAGACGAGACACCTTGGCGTGGAGAACTAGAAGATGTAGGACTTGCAAATCTGAACGGACAACGCCTGTATGCAGTTCTTAGGACACCGCAGGCGAACAATGTAGACTTGCATTGTAGTTTAGGATTGCCGATTTTCTACGATGCGATAGAAGAGCTAAAAGATTTAGACACTGCATACAGCAGGAACGCAACAGAGATATTCGACAGCCGAAGAATGTTGTTACTAGACTCTGACAAGCTGTTAGAGACTGGTACAAGGGTAAATAATACACAGGATGGATTTGAGAGAAGCAAGAAGCGGTTAAGATTGCCAGAGTACGTCAAGAATGTAAATAGTTCAGACATTAAAGGATTCTATCAAGAGGTAAACCCAAGTCTCAACACAGATACACGATTGACAGGAATCAATGCTTTGTTAAGTCAGATCGGCTATAAATGCGGATTCTCTAACGGATACTTTGTGTTTAACGAAACAACAGGCATCCAGACAGCAACAGGAGTTGAAGCAGAGCAACAGAGGACGATACAATTTGTTAAGGACGTAAGAGACAAATTACAAGCCTGCATGGATGATTTAATAGCTGCACTTAATATATTTGCTGATCTGTACCAATTAGCACCACGTGGACCTTATGAAACTGTCTACGATTTCGGCGACATTACATATAACGAAGATGAAGATAGAGCGAGATGGTACAGCTATGTTACTTCCAACAAGATTCCATTCTGGTACTATCTAGTTAAATTTGAGGGATTCAGTGAAGAAGAAGCAAAAGCACTTGAAGAAGAAGCACAACCGAAAGAGCCAGACTTATTCGGTGCAAGCGGAGAGGAGTGAAAGCATGGGAAAGTACAGGATTGAAAAATACCTTGAATACCTTAATGGCGAAGATGTAAAACTGCCCGAACCATTTACAAAACAAGAAAAGCTGTTGTACAACATCTGCAAAAAAGGAGTTACAGGCAATACAGAAACAGACAAAACATTAACGCAAGAGGGCAAGCCTGCGGATGCGGCAGTAGTTGGAAAGATGCTAGATGCGGCACTAATGGTAAAAGACCCAGAAGAATAGGCAGGTGGGATTATGTTAACACCTACCTATCTCTGGTATGTGCCAGAAAAGGCAGAGAAGCAAGCAGAAGAACTACATAACAAGATAGTATCTGTCATTATAGAGCGAATGATGATAAGGCTAGGACGTGGGGAAGATTACCTTTTTACTCCTATTGACAAGTGGCAGATGGATGTATTGCAGGATGCAGGGTATATCTTGCAAGCGGTGCAGGCAGAGATAGCACAAACAACAAAGATAGGAATTGATACAATCGCACGGACCATGAAAGAAGCAGGTATAAAAGCCTTAGAGTGGGATGATGCAGTGTATAAAAAGGCAGGTCTTGAACCAAAACCACTCGGGGAAAGTCCTTATCTACAGAGACTGTTGCAAAGAAATTATGAAAAGACCAAGGGAGAAATGCATAACTACACTGGTACGATGCCGAACGCCTGCCACGATAACTACATAGATGCAGTGGATAAGGCATATAACCAAACTGCAAGCGGTACAACAAGCTACACAGAAGCTGTCAAAGAAGCGGTTAACGACATTATAGACAAGGGTGCAGACGTAACCTATCCAAGTGGACGTAGAGACAGCATAGAGACAGCTACAGCGAGAGCGGTCCGTACTGGTGTAAGCCAGATGGCAGCAGATATTACAGACGCACGTATGGACGAGATGGATTGGGATATTATCCTAACATCTGCCCATCTGGGAGCAAGAATCGGGAACGGTGGGAATAATTTAACCAATCATTTCTGGTGGCAAGGCAAGTTTTACAGCAAAAGCGGTAATGACCCAAGATTTCCACCTTTTTCGGTCTGCGGTATGGGGAATGTGCAGGGAATCCATGGGGCAAACTGCCGACACTCCCACGGACCGGGGGATGGAATAAACAATCCGTTCGAGGACTACGACAGCGAAGAGAATCGCAAGGAATACGAGAAACGGAAACGACAGCGAGAACTTGAAAGACGTATAAGAAAGACGAAACGGCAGTTAATCGGCATGAAAACGGCTGTGGATAATGCAAAGGACGAAGCCTTAAAGCATGAGCTTGACATGGAGTATCAGAAAAAGGCTGCACTATTGCAGAAGCAGAATCAAGCTTATAAAGATTACTGCAAGCAGAATAATCTTAAGACACAAAACGAAAGACTCAACACCGCAGGATGGGACAGAAGTCAAGCATCATCCGCTAGAGGTGCAGCGACTAGGTATAATAACGCACGAGGTAAATAATTTGGAAACTATTAATCAATTCATGGTTGCGTGTGGGTGGATTATAACCATTGGTGGAGCTGTAGGCGTATTGTATAAAGCCTATAAGCATTACAAGAAGCCTACGGACGATTTAGAGCAACGTATAACGTCAATAGAGACAGACATCAAAGATATTAAACGGAAGCTTAACAGTGACTACAACACAATTAACAGTCAACAGAACGATGTTAATTTGGTTATGAAAAGTATGTTTAATTTGATTGAGAACAAAATCACAGGGAACAACATCGAGGGTCTAAAAAAAACCCGAGACGAGTTAATAAACGCACTGACCACACACGAGAAATAAAGGAGAATAAGAATGATAATTGACGGTATAAATTTTAAAGAGTTAAATATCACAAAAGATGGAGAACTGATTGCATCAATTACAGATGGAAAAGATGGAATCGTACACAAGGACGGCTATAGAGTACAACTTGTAGTGGAAGATGTCGGCATGTCGTTTGCAGAAGCATTTAAAAGAATGAAAGCAGGGCGTAAAGTAAAACTTCCATCGTGGGGTGGTTTCTGGTACTGGGATACAGAAAAAGAAACTATCATGATGCAGTGTAGAGATAAAGACAACGGAGAAAAGGGAGACTTATTAGATATTAGAGATACAAAAATGGTGGAATACACACTAAACAATATCTTATCTAATGAATGGTTGATTGCAGAATAAGGAGTGAAAGTATGGCTAAATATGTAAAGAAGCCTGTTGAGATAGAAGCAATCACGTTTGATGAGCTTATGAGAATCGGAGCAGAGAACGCTGATACTGTGGTTAACGGTATGCCTGTCAAGTTCATGTACAATGGTTACGTCATTAGACAATATGACAGCAATTCTTACACTATCCCAACACTAGAGGGGGATTTTCTCATGACAAAAGATGATATGCTTATCACTGGCGTAAATGGAGAAATCTATCCATGTAAGAAAGAAATTTTTGAAAAAACTTATGAAAAGTGTATTGAAAAATCCATAGTATAGAATTTACAATAATACTTGTAACAAATAATAGTTGTTGTTGAATAAATCATTTTTTACTTGCTAGTATGTGATTTGTTTCGAAGATTTTTCATGTTACAACCCTTTTTCTTATTGATTTTATAAAGTATAATACAGCAGGACTTCTCACGAGGTCCGTGGAAACATAGTTCAGTTGGTTAGAGCATCCACCTCATAAGTGGACAGTCACAGGTTCGAGTCCTGTTGTTTCCATTAGCCACAAAAGTGGCAATCAATAGCATTTATTTTCTAACACCTTTATTGGTAGAGTTGTAATTTTTTCATACTCCTCCAAAAAACGTTGAAGCATCATGTTGTCGCATGGTGCTTTTTTCGTGAAAAAAATTAGAAAAATGAGTAGAAAAAAAGAGTCTCCATATCTTACAATAAAAGAGTAGATTGTTTGATGCTCATGTGATTCAATCAACTAACCTCCTTCCACAAGTTTTAAGAGAGAGTTAGAGGCTCAAGAGTGGTTCAA